CCGGAACTGTGCAGCAACACAGAACCGGTCGGGAGACTAATGTTCGTTAAGATACTTTACAATTTCTTTGCGAAATTCGTTCATTACATAGAAAGTTTGTCGTGCAAACTCGTTGATATCGTGCTCGGTAATCGACTCTGTTGAGCCGCCGTGATAATTTGAGCGGATTTCTTCCGAAAAATCATTAAGTATCTTTTCAAGATTAGCGTCGAGCTGAGAAACTGTCATAATAATCACCTCCCTTCAAGGTGATTATACCACAGCAAGAAAATAATGTAAAGGAGGTATAAATATGCCTAAAAACGAGGACGTAAAAATCGCAACAGAGCTCTATGAGAAGCTCCCGGAGCACGAAAAAAAGCTTGCCGCCGCATTAATAAATGCAACAGCGGCACAGCTGCTTGCCATATCAATGGCATACGGCGATAAGGTAAAGGACAAGACAGCGTAAGACGCAAGGAAAAAGAGGTACATAATGGCAAGCATTAAGACGCAAGTACGCAACTGGGACTTCTTGCCCGTGATGCTGTCGCAGGAGTATCTTGCAGGGCTTATGGGTATCACGATACCCGAAGTCACAAGGTACTGCAGACTGGGCAAGATACCCGGTGCAAAGAAGGTAGGAAAGTACTGGTTCGTTGAGAAATCGGTACTGAGAAATTATATGGAGGGACAAGCGTAATGAAGAAACAAATTATCCTGTACATACTCGCAAGGGTAGTACAGGTAATTGTAACGGCTCTTGCGAGCAATATAACAGTTCTGCTGTTTATGGACGTGGCATATCAAGAGCGTGGATACCTTGCTGTCGGCGGTGAAATGTTTCCCGTTGCCATAGTCGCTGTTGCGGTCTGGTACGGGCTTGGGTGGCTTATGCGGGAGTGGTGCAGGACGATGAGAGGAGGACGCAAATGAAAGCAAACGACCCTAACGCCCTACTCGCACGTGACGCACGAAGCAGCAAGAGCGGGGCTAAGCTATGGCGCGTGGCGGTCACTCAAGGACGGTCAGAAGCTCGCCGACAAGGTACACTACCGCCGGGCAAGGCAGGTGGTGGAGATACAGAGAAAGAGAGGGAAGAAATGAAGTACAAGGTAACAGCTACGTTTGATGCAATAAACGAGGCAATGGCGCTTGTCAATGCTCTTGTCGGTGTTGTCGATGAGGTTGAAATGATTGACGAGGAGGACGAAGACGACGATGATTAGATATGACAAGCCGATTATCAAGACCGCCGCCGATATGACGCTTGGTGATATATTCCGCACTCAGTACGGCGAGTACGGCAACTGGTGCGAGTTTGTGTTTGAAAGTTGCAACAAGTACCCCTGCGGAATGACTGAAACGCATTTTCACAGAATAGGGCAAACGCAGAGTGAGACGTGCTATGCATGTACAAAAATAGATAAAAAGATCTATGTCGTTGTCGGCAAAGAGTAAAAAAAGAGCTCCCGTAAGGGAGCAAAGTAAAAATTTACGCAAGTCCAGTATAACACTGGCAGGAGAAAAAGTCAATGGGAATAAAAGAAAAACTTACAGCCGAGCTGAAAAACGTAAAGCTCGGCAGGCATGAAACAGAAGTAAAAAACGCTGTGCTAAGGACTATCTGCAAATTCTGTGAGCAGAATGCAGAATTTAAGCAGGCTATAGAGCAGTCGGACAAGTCTTTTTCCGACTGCCTCACGGCAACGGTCAAGGGCGCAGGTGCAAGCCTTGAAGATCTCGATGTGTACAAGCGTGCAGTAGCATTTTACTTTCCCGGCGCGGATATAAAATGCACTATGACGCTTGATCTCGGTGACGGCGGGTTCAGCAACAGCAAAACTTCCACAGAAGCAGACAGTGGCAAGCTACAGCTTGACCTTGACAGCCTGCTCGACTTCTGAGGTGCGGTATGACAAGAAAAGAAGCCGAAAGCTATACAGACAATTTTCCGCCGCTTACAGCAGAGCTTGAGCGTGAGCTTAGAAAGACGTTGCCGATAAAGTATCTTGTTATCGACAATGACGGCACAGCATATTGCACGGCATGTGAAGAAAAGCTGTATCCCGGTGAGTATGACAGCTCAGTTAAACATAGGCAGACTACTTTTTGTACTAGCTGCGACGAAACTGTCACTGCGATATACAATTATCACAATTTTCACGGTTCGGTTGTTGAGTGTAAATCAAATGTCGGAGTGTTTTTATCAGACGGCAAAACCGATAATCTGTACATACGGTTCTATACAATTATGCTGTTTTTTAATGCGCACGAAATTATGCCGCATATCGCAATCAATGAAGTCCAGCGATATTTATTTGCAGAAAATCAAGCGTTCCGTTATGGTCCTAAATACGCATGGGAGAGTAAAAACGGTTACTACACAAAGGTAGTGACAGGCTGGGGGCTGCGAGCAAAATTTAGCGAGCCTGTATTTCTGAATTATAGCGATTACAGCTTCGTTAATTTTCCTGCATTAAAAGGAACAGCTTGTGCTCATTCGGCAATAAGCGAGAACTTCGGAAGCATATCATATCTGCGGTTCTGGCAGGCACACAAAAATGTTGAGGCACTCATTAAGTGTGGCTTATATAGCAGTGTTAAGTACAACGAAGACATGATCGACTGGGCTGAAACCGAACCGCACAAAATGCTCGGCGTAACAAAAGATGTTATGCGGGCAATCCGCAAAGGGCAAATCGGGTACAGAGACTATCTTAGAATAAAAGAAGAATTTCCTAAGATTGCCAACCTTGACCGTCTTATTGAAACAAATAAACATATAGGATATTCATTTGGTATACTCGACAGTCTTAAGAAGAAACTCAAGACCGACAAATACGAAATTGCAAAGTACATTTTAAAGCAGAATGTAAATATCAGCGATTATTCAGATTATGTCCGTATAATGCAGAGCTTCAATGCCGATTTCAGCGACAAACAAATATGCTTCCCAAAAAATCTTAAAGCGGCTCACGACCGTGCAGAAGCTATGCAACAGGCACGGGGACGTGAAGAAAAAGCGAAGAAAAACGCTAAACTGGCTGAACAGCTGAACACTTTGAAATTAAAGCGAAAGATACTTGAGTTTTCGATTGATGAATACTTTATCCGTCAGCCTGACAGCACGGACGAAATAGTTGCCGAAGGTCAGAAGCTAAGCCACTGTGTCGGTGGTTACGCCGAAAGGCACGCAACCGGTAAAACTACGATTATGTTTCTCCGCCGAAAATCCGCACCGGACGAGCCGTATTACACGATAGAGGTATCAAACGACTATAAAATAGTTCAGTGCAGAGGTTATAAAAACAACTGGGTTGTAAACGGCGGGCAGGAAAAGCCACAGGAAATAATCAATGTCGAAAAGATGTATCAGCAGTACCTTGACGGTATTGCGGCGAAAAAATCAAAAACAAAATCAAGGAGGAAAACAGCATGAACGATTTGCCAACACGCTGTATAGATCCTGTAATGAGATATTGTCAAGGTTGCCGTTACGGTCACTGTATTTATCCCGAATGGGTAGAAACTCGTGAAGATCTATCAGGCTGTTGTTTCGATACAGTGTGCATACTCGGATATGATAAAGGAAGACCTGAAGATGAACCAACCGAAGATGAATTAAAAGAGTTTGCAAAATGGTGTGAAAGGACAAGACAAAATGAATGAATTATCAGTGAGTTACACAAAAGCACAGGAGCTTGATCGCAGAATAAAGACCTCAGCACAGCTAGCACAGCAGAGCCTGTATGAGATGTGCAAGGGCTTTAAAGAAATGAGGGACAGCAAGCTCTATAAGGAACTGGGGTATAACACTTTTGAGGATTACTGCGAACAGGAAACAGGTTTTGCAAGAAGAAACGTATATAATTACATCGCAATAGTTGAAAAACTTCCCACTGAATTTGTGCAGACGTCTGCACAAATAGGCGCAAGCAAGCTGTTACTACTGACTAAACTTTCTGAGAATGAATATTCAACGCTCACCGAAAAGACCGACCTTGAGAACACCTCCGTCCGTGAGCTTGAACAGCAGATACGGCAGATAAGAGCGGAAAAGGACAAGGCGGTAGCTGATAAGTCCGCCGCCGAAGCCGAAGCATCCGCCGCCGCACAGCAGGCAAAATCACTTGAAAAAGCCAAGAACGTATTATCACAGCAGATAGCGGCACTCGAAGCGGAAATAAAAGAGCTTGAAAACCGCCCTGTTGAAGTTGCAGTCGAGCCGGCTAAGGACGGCGTTATGGACAAGACAGCGTTTGATAATATCTGCAAAACTTACGAGCAGCAGCTTGACAAGGTGCAGGAGGACGCATTACAGGACACTATCCGCTTAAACCGTGAGCATACGGAGCAAATGAATAATCTGAAAGCCGAGAACGAGAAAAAGCTCGAAGAACTCCGCAGTCAGCTTGAAGCCGCTAAGCGTGAGCAGTCGGAACTTACGGTGAGCGTACCCGACAGCAAGGAAACGTTCAAGGCATACCTTGCCACTGCTATTGATGCGGCAAAGCGGCTCTGCGAGTTCATCGGCAATAATTCCGCAGACAGTAATCACGAATTATTCGTGACAAAGGCAAAGCAGTTTTTCGAGAAAATGACGGAGGAGATATAATGCCATCACTTTATGACATCGACACTCGTCTGTACTCGCTCTTAGACGAAGAAACAGGTGAGATAACAGACCTTGAAGCGTTCGAGCAGATACAGCTTGAGCGTGAGGATAAAATTGAGAGTATCGCCTTATGGGTGAAAAATCTCAAGGCAGATGTAATAGCACTGAAAGCCGAAAAACAGGCTTTTGCCGACAGACAAAAGTCGGCGGAGAAGAAGATAGAATCCCTGCGCAAGCTGATCTCTGACGCCCTGGGCGGTCAGCCACTTGAAACATCTCGTGTCAAGCTGTCGTTCCGCAAAAGTACAGAAGTGCAGATAGACGATATAGACGAGCTGCCCGATGAGTTTTTGCGCTATAAAGAGCCTGAGCCAAATAAGACGGCTATCAAAGAAGCAATAAAAAGCGGAAAGGAGGTAGCAGGCGCACACCTTGAAAACACGGTCAGTCTGCAGATAAAGTAATGGGCATACCGGTTTTAATTGTAGGGCGGAGCGGTAGCGGCAAAAGTACATCGCTTAGGCACTGCCAGGACTTTGCCGTGTTTAACGTAATCGGCAAACCGTTGCCATTCAGAAACCCGCCTAAGACGTTAAGCACCGACGATTACAGCAAAATAATCAACGGGCTGTATAAATGCAAGGCTAAGTCGATAGTGATAGACGACGCAGGTTATCTGATGACTAATCAGTTTATGCGTGGACATTCGTCGACAGGAGCAGGTAATCAGATATACAGCTTTTACAACAGCGTTGCGGATCAGTTTTGGGGGCTACTCGAGCATATCAAGGCGCTCCCGCCCGACAGGATAGTTTACGTTATTATGCACACCGATTTCGACGATAACGGCAATATGAAGCCTAAAACTATCGGCAAGCTGCTTGACGAAAAAGTCTGCATAGAGGGAATGTGCACAGTAGTGCTCAGAAGCGTTTATGATAACGGCAGATACGTATTCCTTACGAATAAGGAGGATGATACAGCGCTTGAAAAAACGCCTATAGATATGTTCCACGAAACAGCTATAGACAATGATCTTAAGATGGTAGATAATACCATCAGAGAATATTTTAACATCAATACGGAGGATAAAGAAAATGATTGAACCAAAAGGATATAACGAAGTACAGGAGTTTAGCGAGTATGAAAAACTCGCTCCGGGCGGTCACGTCATGAGGATACTTAAGGTCGAGGAAACGACATCAAGAAACGGCGATGATATGATAAAGATATATCTTGACACCGACAAGAGCGACAAACAGCCAGGCTTCTTCAAGAAGCGTTTTGACAACGATACAAGGGAAAACAAGAAGTGGGGCTGCATCGTAAATCAGCTCGTTATCGACACTAAGACGGGACTTGCAAGCAGAGGCTTAAAAACGTTCCACACTTGCGTTGAGAAGTCTAACAGCAGTAGCTTCAAGCTCGTGTGGGGCGACAAGTACGCTGACAACTTCAGGGGTAAGCTCGTCGGCGGATTATTCCGCAACGAGGAGTATCTGAAGCAGGACGGCAAAACAACAGGTTGGGCTGTAAAGCTCATGGCGTTCCACTCGGTCGGTGCTGTGCTTGAGGGGCTTGAAGTGCCTGAAGACAAGCACCTTGACAGCTCAGCTACACCGAACTACCCCGTTACAAACAGTGTTGTTGCCGCTCCGCCGACAAACGATATTCCGTTGCCCGATGACGACGACTATCCGTTCTGACAGGGGTGCGTATGACAGAAGAGTTTAAAAATTACAAGCCTGTCAGCGATTACACTAAGGAAGATTTCTTAACGGGCACAGAGCCATATGAATACTGCTGTGCTTTTATCGACGATCCGTTTGAGTTTGAACGAGCAAAGGCAAGAGTGACCGAGCAGGCGGCGAAGCTGAAAATACGTAGCTTTATGACTTTGCTCGGCAACTATTGCCGAAAATATGCAAAGAACCTTTCAGAAACGTTTACGGCTACAAATTTTCCGATGCAGCCGATACAGCTGATATGCGGTAACTATATCTGCGATTATACAGGCGTATCGCTTGACGGTGAAACGGTATGCTCGCACCCGATTATGCCGATAATGCGTATGTGCAATATTGATACGGGCATAGAGAAGATAAAAATAGCATACTCACGAGGCGGCAAAGCGTTCCGATATCTAGTCGTTGACCGCAAGACGGTATCTTCGGCGAATAAGATCGTTGACCTGTCAGACAGCGGTATAGCGGTAACGTCAGAGAGTGCAAAGGCACTTGTAAAATATTTTGCAAAAATCGAGCAGTTAAACCCCGAGCTTATCCCCGAGACCGAGTGCGTTACACGCCTGGGCTGGATAAACCAAAGTGATGATCAGCTTGATTTTGCGCCGTATATCGACAGCATAGTGTTTGACGGCGAAGCAGAATACAAGAAGCATTACGACAGCGTGAAAGCTGTCGGCGATATCCGTAAATGGTATGAGTTGATATATCATAATATCCGCTTGAAATCCGTTGCGGCAAGAATGGTTTTTGCTTCCTCACTTGCTTCTGTACTTGTAAAGCCTCTCGGCTGTAACTGCTTCTGGGTGCACCTCTGGGGCGAAACAGAAAGTGCAAAGACAGTTCTTGCGATGACTGCGGCGAGTATATGGGGCAACCCCGAAATAGGCGATTATATCATGACTTTTAATGCTACAACCGTCGGAATGGAAAAGACAGCGGCATTTTATAACAATCTGCCGTACATACTGGACGAGCTGCAGATTATCAACGATAAGCGTGATCTGGACAATCTGATATATATGCTGACTGAGGGCTCAGGCAGGAGCAGAGGTAACAAACTCGGCGGACTTGATGCAGTTCCGAAGTGGAAAAACGCAGTGATAACAACGGGTGAGCGACCGATTACAACAGCGCGCTCCGGCGGCGGATCTGTAAACAGAGTCATTGAGATCGAGTGCAAGGAAAAATTCTTTGACGATCCCAGACACGTTGCAAATACGGTAAAGGCAAACTATGGATTTTTCGGTAAGATGTTTGTGCAAAAGCTGATAAAAGACGGCTTCGGACACGCTGAGGAGCTGTTTGACAGCTATCAAAAGAAACTGATAGCCGATTACGACATCATGCAGAAACAGGCGCAGAGCGCCGCTCTGATACTCACAGCGGACACCCTGATGTGCAAGATGCTTGGCGTAGAAGAAACAGCGCTGAAAACGGAAGAAGTAGCCGAATTTTTGAAGACAAAGGCTTCCGTAAGCGTTAACCCGAGAGCGTATGAGTATATGTGTAGCTTCGTTGCGCTGAACTCTACACGCTTTGTTTATAACCCGGACAAGCCTATCGATCAGTGGGGAGTGCTTCCCGGTGACAAGCAATCGGTGTATATAGCGGTGCCGGTGTTTCGCAAGGTATGTGAAGAAGAAGGGTACAACTCACAAGCATTACTGTCTTACCTGCGTGACAATCATCTTATTGAGATAGACAAAAAAGGCAAAAACTCTGTAAACAAGCGGGTTAATGGCTTAGGCACACGGTGCGTGCACTTGACACTTCCGTCGGAAGACGATGCAAAATACGACGATATAGATTTTTAAGCGTTACACCTGGTACACCTGAGTTACACCATAGGTGTAACGGCTAGATTAGCTCTACAAGCGGTTTTAATGACAATGTTACACCTGTTACACCTTTTTCGGGTATAACGTTATATTCTATATAAACAATTTTATCGTTGTATTTATATAGATTTTTCTATAGAGAAATGCGTTTTTAGGTGTAACGGTGTAACATAGTCGCTCAATCGCAGTCGCAGAGCGGTTTTGCAGTGTTACACCTATGGTGTAACACTGGTGTAACGGGTGTAACACATAATAAAGAAAGAAGGTAAAGAATGAAAGATTACGATAAAAAAATATTTTCCGAACGTTTAAAGAAAGCGAGAACGGATAAAAATATGAAGCAATCCGAGCTTGCGCTAGCAATCGGCGTATCAGCGGCAACTATCAGCAGTTATGAAAGAAATGAGGGTACAAAAAATCCTTCTCTTGATAAAACTGTATTGCTCTCTGACGTTCTCGGTGTGTCACTTGACTGGCTGTGCGGAAAAGACAGCAAAGAGGTCGATTACACCGATTTTGACGCTAAGATGTACATGACGGCACTTGTGATTGTGCTTTTAGAAAAGTCGTCTAAATTTACAACTAATGAAAAAGATCACACTATTACATTTGAAAATAAGGTTTTAGGTGAGTTTTTGCAGAAAATTGTAAATTTGCTTAAAGTCTATCGTAATAATTTTCTTGACGCTGAAAACTTCAAAATTTGTGTTGATAACACTATAGAGAAATACTCAAAAAGAACGGTTATAGTCGACAAAATGGTCGCAATATTATGATGCAACTATATGACTATCAAAGCGCTCTGATAGATAATCTGTCACGTTCCTGGCGTGAGGGCTATAAGCGGCCGTGTATTGTCCTTCCGTGCGGAGGCGGTAAGTCCGTCATAGCATCAGAGATAGCAAAGCGTACAACAGATAATCACAATCGTGTCCTGTTTATGGTACACAGGCAGGAATTGTGCGATCAGATATACAGCACGTTTAACGGATACGGCGTTGATATGGATTTATGCTCTGTCAACATGGTGCAGACAATATCACGGCATCTGCAAGAAATTAAGCAGCCTACACTGATAATAACAGATGAAAACCATCACTGCGTTGCAAATACATATTGCAAGGTATATGAAGCATTTCCGAAAGCGTACTGTGTCGGACTTACGGCAACACCGGTACGACTTAACGGCGGTGGACTGGGAGAGATAAACGATAAACTTATCGAAGGCCCTACAGCAAAATGGCTGATAGAAAATCACCGACTTGCGCCGTATCGGTACTATGCTCCTGCTCTTGCGGATTGTTCACGATTGACATCACGATGCGGTGATTACTCGGCGGAAGATGTTGAACTGCTGATGGACAAACCTAAGATATACGGCGATGTTATAAAGTTTTACAAGCAGTTATCGGACGGCGGTAAAGCAGTATGCTACTGTGCAACGATAAGGCACAGCACAGCAATGGCACAGCAGTTTTGCGACGCAGGTATACCGGCACGGCACATTGACGGCAGTACGCCGAAAGCAGAGCGTGCACAGGTAATATCAGACTTCAGGACAGGCAAGATTAAGATACTCTGTAACGTTGACTTAATCTCCGAAGGTTTTGATGTTCCAGACTGCTTGGTGTCCATACTTCTCAGACCTACAAAATCATTAACTCTGTATATACAGCAGTCTATGCGCTGCATGCGATATCAGCCGGGTAAGACAGCTATCATCATAGATCATGTCGGAAACGTACACAGACACGGACTACCGGACGCGGAGCGTAAATGGACGCTTGAACCGAAAGCACCGACAAAGAAGCAAGCACAAGCGGAGGTCAAGATAAAGCAGTGTCCTGAGTGCTATTTTACTCACGAGCCTGCCGATGTCTGCCCGAACTGCGGGCATGTCTATGAAAAGACACAGCGAGAAATCAAGAAACAGCAGGAAGCAAAGCTGATTATGATTACAAGTGAGTATCAGGACGTTACTCAGTGCAGAAGTATTCAAGAGTTATATGCATATGCAAAACTCAAAGGGTACAAGCCCGGTTATGCGTATGTTAAAGCTAAGGAGTGGGGTTGGTTCAGATAAAAGAAATTGACATACAAAACAGCATACGCCTTGCGTTAAGCGAAAAGTGCGTTATATTCCGTGCAAATGTTGGCGTATTCAGCACAGCGGACGGAAGAACGGTATCGACAGGACTTCCGAAAGGATTTTCGGATCTATTCGGGTATCGAAAGTCTGATTGCAAGGCGGTGTTTATCGAAGTAAAAACGGCAACAGGCAAGGTAAGACCTCAGCAGGAGCAGTTTTTAAACGCTATGAAGAACTACGGAGCTATCGCAGGGGTATGCAGATCAGCGGAGGAGGCGCTTAAACTGATTGATGACGGCTGATGAGATAATCGAGCTTGCAAGGCACAACACACCACTACCGGACGATGCAACGCTTGCGGAGGGTTTGCTGTATAAATCAATGCGTCTGACGTATGCGGCATTTCGTGAGGGCGAGATAACAAAGGAACAGGGCGCACAAGAGCGCAAGCAGGCAGTAAAACAGTTTGACAAGTACCAGCTGTACGAAAAAGCGTACAGAAACAACGCTAAGCGTGGAAAAGCAATAGGCGAGTTGTTATGCGAGGTAAATAAGCACGGCTGTGAACTGTGCAAAAGGATAGCTAAAATATATGACGGAAGAGAGGCGCTTAAGGATGATAGGTGACGAAAATAAATACGATGGCGAAAAGATACGGCTTGACTTGGTAGAGCCAAGCCTTATTGAAGCAATAGGTAAGATAAGGACTTACGGTGTCAAGAAGTATACCGATGAGCAGTCATGGAAGAAAGTTGAGAAACAGCGTTATATAGCGGCGGCTATGAGACACTTTGAAGCGTATCGTAAAGGAGAAATCAACGATGCTGAAAGCGGTATGCCGCATTTATGGCATTGCGCTTGCAATCTGATGTTTCTTATCGAGCTTGACAGCCGGGCAGAAAAGCAGACGTTCAGCGACGGTTACGAGCTCGACAATGAGGTAAAGTGCGGATATTGTAAATATCACAGCACGAAAACACAGCATTGCATACGCAAGGCGGAAATCACGGATAATAAGTATTCGTGCGGAATGGGGGTACTAAGAAAATGAAATCACATATTGCAGGAAGCAGTTTGACAAGCAAGGCAAGTATCGAAGACGCAATCAAACACGGCGAAATGCAGGAGTTATTTGCATTATATCGTATCTGCATTGCCATTGCCGCTAATGAGGCGTTCGGCTTTGGCAACGATCGCCTGAAGAAGCTGTTTGACGCAACGGATGAGGCTATGCAGGTATTTGATGATTATGCAGGCTGTATAGGCGTAAGCAAAGCAAGAGGGTATCTTGATATGGATACAGGCATTACAAAGCTGTTACAGATAGCAAAGAGCAGAAATATAGACCTTGCTTATATCGCAGGTATACGAATTATGGAGGTATAGAAGATGGAAAAGTTTGATAAGCTGAACATCGAAGCGTTTGGTAAAATTATTGATCAGTTTTTGACCGAAAACGAAGTAAATATGCTGATAAGGCTTCCGAAAGGATCTTTAGATGCACAGATACAAGAAAATATAAACCTTGGAAGCGTAGTACGGTTTTATATTTTTCTGAACTGCATAAAGCCGATAGTTGAAGAATTTGCAAAAGAAGCAGAAATCGACAAAACGTCTGCGGAATGGGAAAAAATTGTCGATACATATCTTGCTATGATCAAGAAAGAAATAATTGGTGGTGATACATTATGAGGCAAACAATGGCTAAACGCAAACCCGCAACCGAAACCTGCCTGTTCTGTGGGCGCAAAATTCCTGACAGAAGCAACGCAGACACAATCAGAGAGTTTGTCTGCCGTTTTCAGCAGACGGCAAGTGAATCGACAACGACATTACTTGGCAATCGCATTGTAACTTACAGAATATCGCCAGAGGAGCTTGAGGAACTTATGGATAATATGATAGCGGAGGTAATTGGAGAAGATAGCATGATGAAAGCTTGGTTTGCAAAAGAAACTGTTAATTTTAGGGCAACAGTCGTCTTTGCTGAAACACGAGGCAAAGCAAAATCAGCCGCATTAATTACCGATTGCTGTGAAGGTGCAAATTTCTGCGATATTGAAGTAAGACGAGTACCGCAAATGGACAAGTATTACGTCGAAGGTAAAACAGAAATGGACTGGTCAGATCCGAAAGACAGAGTTGCTTTAGTAAAAGAGTGCGGTTTTTGTTGTAGACATCCGATAGCAGAAGATTGCAAAGACTGTTCTGCAAAAGAGTTTTGCGATGAGGCGGTTCGGGAAGAGGAGGGGCACAATGAAAACAGTAACACTAATACTACCCGATTATTATGATGAAGCGATAACGGTTACCGCTGTCGGTCAGCGGAAAATTGATAAAAATCGCACAGTGGTAAATATTCATACTGCAACAGAGCGTGTTGAAAACGGACAGATTATCGATTTGAAGGAAACCTTTATCGGCAAGGAGAATGCTAATGACCGCTAAAGAATACCTATCACGCTATCACTTTATCAACATACGCATAAATCAAAAGATAGATCAGCAACGACAGCTTCGGGAGCTTGCAACGAACATATCGCCGTCATCGGGCGGAGGACACAGCAGCGGGGTGTCTGACAAGGTGGGTACGGCTGTTGCAAAAATTGCAACACTGGAGCAGGAGATAAACACAGAGATAGATGAGCTTATCCGTGTTAAAGCAGAGATAGAGCATACTATATCGGCAGTGACTGACGAGCGGTTAAGGCTGATACTGATAGCACGGTACATAAACTGTAAGACATTTGAGTATATTGCCTGTGAGATGCATTACTCATATAAGCAGATATGCCGACTTCACGGTAAAGCACTTCTGAGGGTGCAAGATGTCCTTGAATGTCCTATTGCATCTGTGGTATGATTACGATAGAAAAGAAGCGAAAGCGTAGTGACCGAGGAGCGGCTAATAAGCCGCCAGGTCACCTTTTCTGTCAATTATGCGTACAAGAGTATCCATTTGACCTCCTTTTTCTTAGTCAAGCCGTCCGTTCTTCTGATTCTTTCGTGCGGACGGTGACGAATACTTCAAGCACTCTGCAAAGGGTGCTTTTCTTATATCATAAATTATGTTAAAAGCATGTTCAAGATGTGGCAAGATCCACAAGCCCGGAGAATGCACAGCCGGGCAAATAAAATACACACAGAAGATACGGGACAGCGAAGCCGATAAGTTTCGTAATCGCAAGATATGGCGCAGAAAAGCCGATGAAATACTCGAGCGTGACGGTCACTGCTGCAGGGTGTGCCTGTCGGCAGGCGTTATCAACAGCACGGACCTGTCTGTGCATCATATTGTACCGCTGAAGGTCGATTATGACCGCAGGCTTGATAACGACAACCTTATAACGCTTTGCCGCTATCATCACGAGGCGGCGGAACGTGGGCATATCAGCAGGCAGGAACTGGCAACTATGACTTGTACCGTCGATTTTTCACATCACAACATATAGCGGTGCAATGCTATACACCACGATATATAGTGTACCCCCCTACCCTTGCGATTTTTGAGGAGTCCTGGTCTGACATCTGACCGCCACCTCTTTACACGATATATTCCCGATATGACTTTGAGAGGAGTGAGTATATGCCCAGAGGAGCAAAAACAATAGAAAACTGTGCGGGACACAGGACAAAGAAAGAAAAAGAAGCCCGTGAGAAAGCTGAAGCGGCTATGCTCACAGGGCAGAGGTGCTTCGAGCGTGACTGTGTAAAGGCTGATCTGGTAGCGCACAAGGAGTACCTGCGGCTGACAAAACTGCTCAGCACGATACAGAAGAATGATGCGCTGTATGGTGCAAGCATCAACAGATATTGCGAGCTGTACAGCGAAGTAAACGCTGTCAAAGCGGATGCGGTAACGCAAAGAGCGGTGCTGTCGAAGATTGAGATAGCTTTTAATAATCTGCCGGACGAAGAAGCGACAGGCGATGAGCTGATGAAGTTTACAAAACTGATGTCCGGAGCTCTTGCAAAGATAGCCGACCTTGACAAGATAATAATGCAAAAGCGAAAAATGATGAGCGACATTGAAAAGGAAAACGGTTGGACGGTGCTTTCCGCTATCAGAGCAATACCGAAGCAGGCGGAAAAGCCCGAAGATGACACTTTGATGAAGATATTACAGGGAGGTGAGAATAATGGGGCTGTTTGATAAGATATTCAGACGTGACACTGAAGGCACTGATATTGAAGTGGCTTTCGGACTAAAGCAGATAAGCAATATAACGAGAGAACAGGCGCTTGAGATCCCTGCGGTTTCAGCGGCTGTTAATTTTATAGCCGGCACAATAGCAAGCCTGCCGATAAAGCTGTATAACAGCAATGACAAGGTTCAGACAGCGGCGGAAATCACTGAGGATAACCGCCTGTATCTGCTGAACGAAGAATCGGGCGATACTCTGAACCCGACAGAAATAAAGCGTGCGGTTATCCGTGATATGCTCCTTGACGGAACGGGATATATGCACATAGAGCGGAGCGGAAACGAGGTTTCGGCTCTCCGATACGTCCGTGACAGTGCTGTAAGCGTGGAAAAGAACTCTGACGCTATTTATAAGACGCTCCGTATGCTTGTTGACGGCAGAGTGTACAATCCGTGGGATTTTGTCATTCTCAGCCGTAACAGCGTTGACGGAGGAAAGGGAGTAAGCATACTTGCCGAGAATCCCACGCTCTTGACATCAAGCTATATGCTGTTGCAGCTTGAAAAGGCGATGAGCCGCAGAGGCGGTAATAAGAAGGGCTTTCTGCGCACTGAACAAAGAGTAGACGATAACTCATTACAAAAAATCCGTGAAGCGTGGAAAAAGCTGTACAGCAACAACGGTGACGGTATGATGATACTGCAGAACGGCCTTGACTTCAAGGAAAGCAGCTCCACCGCCGTTGAGATGCAGTTAAATCAGAACAAGGTGACAAATGCAGAGCAGATAGCAATGCTGTTTGGCTTATCTCCCGATGTGCTGTCGGGCAGAGCCGATGACAGAACGTATATCAACAGCATAAGGACAGCCGTACTGCCTGTTGTGTCTGCGTTTGAAATGGCGCTCAACAGGGCGCTGTTACTTGAGAAAGAAAAGCACAGTAAGTATTTTGTCATAGATACTTCTGAACTGCTCAAGGCTGATATTCTGACACGCTATCAGGCATACCAGATAGGTCTTGCGGCGAATTTCTTACAGCCTGACGAGATACGCTTCAAGGAAAACCTTGCGCCGCTCGGACTTGACTTTATCAAGCTCGGACTTAATGATGTGCTCTACGACCCTAAGACCAGGCAGATATACACGCCGAATACCGACAGCCACGCTAAAATTGATGATGAGGGCTTGCAAAACTGCGGTGAGGGTGATATAATAGCAGAAAAGAGATACAACGATAAGCACGATGAAAAAGGGCGGTTTGCAAGTAAGGGCGGCGGTGCGATCAAATCCGTTACGGTAAGCGAGGACGGTACGGTAACAATGGTTTATAAGCCGCAGGCTAAAACAAAATATGCGCCGTCACCGCAGAGAAATCACAGCGGTATAAAAGTGGGAGCAAAAACTTACAGTAAACTATGTGGGGAGTTTAATACCATTTATCCGAGTAGCAAAAAAGGAGAAAGTGGATATATAAGTAAAGGCAAGTATCGTTATAAAGCAGAATCAGACGGAGAGGGCGGCATAATTATACGAAAGAAATGGAGGCAGAATTAGTTATGAAAAAAGAAGAACTGTACGGAAAATATCAATCAGAATATCAAAAACGTATTATAGAACGTTTTGCAGATACAATTCCTGAATATATATACCCGCCAAACGATGACGCTTCACGTAAAAATTATGATATATATATGAGTTTTATCTGCCTTCTTGAAGCCCCTGAGCAGTATCAGACGGCAGATAAAGTCATAGATTATTTAGAAAAAAATCCAAAAGCAACAGTCGAAGATACGTGCAAGTATTTTGATAAGATAACTCCGGACGGTTTACCTCCCTGCGCTTCTGAATGGGAAGATGACGAGGACGAAGAATGAAACTGAATTATGATTGCGTCCGCAGTGTACTGCTTACTGTTGAGAAAAGCAAGACGATTGACGAGGAGCTTAATATAAATCCGCTGACTGTTGAAACGATATTTGAGCAACTCCCCAAGTATGAAGATAATGAAATTCTTTATACGATAGAGAAGCTGAAAGAAGCCGGATATATAAATGCCGCTCTTCAATTTGCGGCAGGACATTTTATAGACGGCGCTGTAAGCAGTATCACATACAGCGGGCATGAGTATCTTGACAACATCCGTGAGCCTGAGGTGTGGAGAAAGGTAAAGGCAATGCTGAAAAATGCAGGCGCTACCACACTCCCGCTTATTTCACAGGCGGCGCAAGTGCTTATCGGCAGTCAGCTGACTGTAAATTGAATATGACGACCGCTCTTTAAGAGCGGTTTTCTTATACCCGTGTGCAATTGATTGCACTTCATTTTAACTTGCATAGTACGCACTAACGATATAACAAACGGCTTAACAAAGCCAAATGTTAACTTGCAGTGTTTATTTGCAATTATAGCTGATTTTAAACACAAACTTTGCAAAAAACAGCCGTTTTTTGTGAAGTTCGGCGCAGATCAGAACCAAACTTAATAATTTTACCGCTCTTAAAAAGGGCGGTATTTTTATACCCGAAATACGAAAGTGAGGTTTTTAAACATGAACAAAATTAAGAAAGTTATTATTGCCGCAGTCGGTGTTTTACTGTCAGCGGTTCTTCTGTGTGGTTGCACGGAAGCTGACAGAGTGACGTACAATGTGCAGAAAGAAGCCGATAACTTCAATGTGACAAGGCGGTTGTCGGTTATCAATGCAAGGAGCGACAAACCAGTGCTTGAGCTTATTGGTAATTTTTCTATTTCAAACAACGAAGCAAACGAGCTGGTTGTAACAATAGAAACAGCTCCAAATGTGTATAAAGTTGATTATGTGTATCTTAACGACTGGACAATGTACACTGTAGAAGATGTAAGTGGAGCGTACGTTGACAAATATCATTACGAGATCAATTTCTTGCCTGAAATGATTGTGCCGATTACATTCACAAGCAAAGACTGATAATTTTACCACTCTGCAAAGAGCGGTATTTTTATACCCATAACACAGAAAGGAGTGATAAAAATGAAAATCGAAATCCGCTCCGCTGATCTTATGCATATCAGCGGATATGTAAACGCTGTTGAGCGTGACAGCAAGCAGCTTCCTGCATCAATGGCACCGGGTATGACAACGCCGTTTGTTGAGCGCATCGTAAGCGGTACGTTTGCAAAAAGCCTTAAAGATCATCCAAAGGTCGAGCTGAGATTTAACCACAGCAAGGTGCTTGACACTACAGACGGAACGCTTAAACTGCGTGAGGACAGCATAGGACTTCACGCAGAAGCCGACATCACCGACAGAGAGGTAATCGCAGAAGCGAGAGCAGGGCATCTGACAGGGTGGAGCTTCGGCTTTTCGGGAGCACAGGCACACCTTGAGCCGTGTGACGAGGGTGTTCAGCGCAGAATGATTACGGGACTGACACTGCATGAGGTGTCAATCCTCAACCGCAACCCCGCATATATCGCCACGTCAATAGAAACGAGAGGCGAGGAAACGACCGTGACGGAACAGCGCAGTGCCGGAAACGATACGGTCGAAGTAACAGACGAAATCCGGGAGTTTATCCCCGATTACAGCAAGGAAATAGAAATCTTACAGCTTATGTCGGATTACTCCGGCGGAAAGGAAACAGTATGAATTTAAAAGCACTCATCGAAAAGAGAAATGCTCTTATCGCCGATATGAAGTCACTCTGTGGTAAGGCAACGGCAGAAACAAGAGCGATGACAACAGAGGAGCAGACAGACTATGACGCTAAGAAGGCGGAAGTCGAAGCGCTGAACAAAACAATCCGCTCAATCGAGGAGCAGAACGCTCTTAATCTGAACTCCGCAAAGTCAGATGGCACAGCAACCGACAAGGAACAGGCAGAAACAAGAGCTTTTGAAAATTATCTGCGTACAGGTCAGATAGTCGAAACAAGAGAAGATGTCAATCTGACAAAGGGCGATAACGGCGCAGTTATCCCTACGACTATCGCAAATAAGATAATCCGTAAGGTTATCGACATCTGCCCTATTTATCAGATGGCAACAAGATACACGCTTGCAGGTACTCTCTCGATCCCCTATTATGACGAAGAAACGCAGGCTATCTCAATGGCGTATGCCACAGAGTTTACGGACCTTGCAAGCACATCGGGCAAGTTCCTCAGCATCGAGCTTAAGGGCTATCTTGCAGGTGCGCTCTCTAAGGTTTCAAGAAGCCTTATCAACAATTCGCAGTTTGACATCGTTTCATACGTTATAAACGAGGTTTCGGTTGCGGCGGCAAAGTGGATCGAAAACCAGCTTATCAACGGCACAGCAAGTAAGATAGACGGTCTTGCCGCAGGCGTTACACAGGTGGTAACAACTGCATCGGCAACAGCTATCACGGCAGACGAGCTTATCGACCTGCAGGAAACCATCCCCGACGTATACCAGGACAATGCCTGCTGGATAATGAACAAGGCTACAAGAACCGCTATAAGAAAGCTCAAGGACAACGAGGGCAGATATATTCTCAATCCCGATGCAACGGCAAAGTGGGGCTATACGCTTTTCGGCAAGCCCGTATACACAACCGACAGCGTATCGGCTATTGCTTCCGAAAAGACAGCTATCTACTACGGCGATATGAGTGGTCTTGCAGTTAAGACCTCCGAAGATGTGTCTATCCAGATACTCAACGAAAAGTACGCAACACAGCACGCTGTCGGCGTTATCGCATGGGTGGAGATTGACGCAAAGGTTGAGAATGCTCAGAAGATTGCCGCCCTTAAAATGAAGAAAGCAGGAGGCTAATAACCTATGACAGTAAAGGCAACGACCAACTTTTCAGGCACCGTCAGTATGGCAAAGGGCGAGGAGCGTGAGCTCCCTGCCGGTCCTGTGCTGAACGACCTGCTCTCCTGCGGGTACATAGTGCCTGTAGACAAGGAGGAGAAAAGTGAAGCTAAGCGAGGTAACAAGCGCAAAGATTAAAGCATTCTGCGGTGTCAGCGATGACGAGGACGGAATGCTTGAAATCTGTGCCGGAGCGGCGAAATCTTATATCAAGGGCTATACGGGGCTTGATGATACTCAGATAGACGAATACGAAGACATCACGGTGGCTTACTTAGTGCTTATAAACGATATGTATTCCTCTCGTGACTTCTCGTCCGACAGAGCGTCACAGAACCCCGTGACCGCTCAGATACTCGCTCTGCACAGCGTAAATCTGCTGAACGGAGTGAATGAGAATGACATTTAACAGAAAAATTACGCTCATATCCTCCGAGCAGAAAAACGGCTCGCAGGGCAAAGCGGACAGGGCGGTAAAGACCGTATACGCAAAGGTTTCCGAACCTGGCGTAACGGCAAAATATGCCGCCGAAACGGCAGGATACAAGTCGGAACTTACGGTGTATATGTGGAGACGTGAATACAGCGGTCAGTCTGTCGTACAGATTGACGGCAGGCGGTATCACGTCGAAACAACCGGAGCGGCCGACAGCGACCTGCATATAAAGCTGATACTGGCGAGAGGGGGCTGACAATGATAACAGAAAAGATTGATTCGGCACTCTCGGCGGTATTTGAGCATTTTTACAGCTATATGCCCGAATTTGAGGACGGCGAAGAACCGGAGAAGTATGCAGTGTACAATTTATCGTACAGAGATACGTTCTACAGCTCCGGCAGGGCAAATATACGGCAGTATGCGTTGTCTGTGAGCGTATTTTCGCCACAGGCAGACATTGAGCTGTATGACAAAATGCAGACGGCGATAGAGAATGTAGGAGGTATATTTACCGCCACTACCGATCTGTCGCAGTTTGATGTTTATCCCAACAGAAAAATTTTAGTCATGGAGTTTACGCTCTATGAGGAAAGGACATAACTATGGCAAAAGTAATACAGGGTACAGATCGTAAGTCTGCTGTATGCACCAAGCGTTTTGCGTATGCGCCGCTGACAACGGATAACGCCGATACGCTGGCATACGGTGACGTGACCGAGATCAAGGATATACTTATCACAACAAAGTACACTCCTAAGATGAACAGCGCATCGCAGTATGCGAGCGGCGTTGAGGTTGACAGCTATGTAGCTAAGGCAGGCGGTACGCTTGACGTAACAATTGTGAACACAAACTCCGCTGACGAGGTGGCACTTTTCGGTGCAAAGGTAAATACGTCAACAGGCGTGCTTGAAAGCGGCAAAGACGATGTTGTACCCGATGTAATGTGCATCTACAGCACTATGACATCAGACGGCAAGATAAACCTGTATAAGTTCCCCAAGTGCAAGTTCACTTCGCAGGGCGAGAACGTACAGACGACCGATGAGAACGGCGTAACATTCAACAGCCTTGCACTGCAGGCAAACTACAAGGCGCTTATCAACACGGGTGTTGATATGTACTGCGCAAAGGGTCTTGATCCCGTTACAGACAAGGCAAGCATTGACGCATGGTTTGCGACCGCTTCGGGCGTTGTCGTGGCTGAAGCGTAAAAAAAGTACAGATATGACGGGGCGGGAAACTGCCCCGAAAATTATCTACAGGTGAAAAAATGGAGCTGATATTAAGATACATAGAACTGCTTGAATTGTGCCGCAGTGAACTTTACGATCCGTTCCTTGCGGATATAGAGGAAAGATGCCTTGAAGCGATAGGAATGCTGCTAAGGCATAATGAAAACCACGACCCTGTAACAGGTCGTTTTACATTCGGAAAGCAGTATATTGATGTTACAGAGGAATATAAAAATAGAGCCACTCCGGGAGAGGACTCGCTGACATACGATGTTGGGTATAATCTTCGGACACATAAGGAAGAAATCGCTTTTGCACAGTGGTTACATAATAAAATGGGCGGAGATATACATTTGTTGAACGAGCAAAATCAAAACCATGTGAAAACACCCGATTATATATGGAATTCTAAACTTTGGGATTTGAAAAGTCTTTCGTCCGAAAAAGCCGCTAACAGCGCTTTACGAAAAGGCATAAATCAAATATCGGAAAATCCCGGAGGAGTAATGCTTGACTGCAGAAAGTTTAACGTTGAAGAAAAAACGTTGCTCGGCATTATTGAAAAGCGAATGAAATGGCACAGAGATATAGAGGTAGATATAATGATTGTAAAATCTGAGAGCGATATAAGAGTAATCAGGTATAAGCAGATATAAAAAAAGAGATGCCCCCCCGCCAAAATAGCAGAGGTTCATCTCTCCTTCATAGACATTACATCTACTATCAATATTATATCTCAATACAGCAAAAATGTCAATAGTCATTTATAAGATTATAGGAGAAAATGCAATGTTCACAGAACTTTTAAACAAGAAAATTTACATCACAGATACTTTATATCTGCGATATGACATAAAAGCGTTTATTGAAGCGGAAGAAAAGGGCATCAGCCCGTTTGAACTGACATTCCCTCTGCCGCTTGACTACATCAGAGCGGGGCTTCGGTGTTGCTTTGATGAACTGGGGTTCAGCTCGGCACAGCGTTCCGAAATAGTGTCCGACCTAACAACACAGTTATCACAGGAATATCTGCAGGACAGGGTGCTTGCCGCAACGACCGCCGCACTTCCTGCGCCGATAGTGGGAAGCAAGCCGACAGAAGAAAAGCCCGACTTCAAGAAGCTCCGCAGTCTGTTTATAGATATTATGGGACGAACGGAGGAAGAATTCACATATTCCACGCTGTACGAAATAACGGACAGATGGAACGACTACGCAACGTTTATGGGGTACAAAGCCCCGACAGAGAGGTTTGTACAGTATGACGATTAAAGACAGCCGTGCATACAAATACGCCGTGTGGGCATCGCAGGACAGCTCCGGCAAGGTCGGAAGATACGTCAGAAAGCAGTGCGCCGAATGGCTTAAAGCTGTCGATGACGGTTATGTAGATGTTCAGGAATGGAACAAGATAACCGCACTGCTCAAAGCCATACAGCACCCGGACTTAGGCCGTGATATGTACTCATCGCTTGAAGATTACAGCTTGCTTTTTATCTATGCGGTGCTTTGCACAAAAACAGACGGAAAACTGTATTACAGCACGGGACTGCTCGAAATCGCCCGAAAGAACTACAAGACGTTCACAGCGGCGGTAATATTCATCATCGGTATGCTGACGCTGCCCCGATTTTCCCGTCTGTTCTCTGTAGCTCCCGACTTAAAGCTGTCAAGCGAGCTGAAAGTAGCAATTAAGAAAATCATAAAATCTTCACCGCTGCTTGAAAAGCATTTCAAGGTTATGCGGTCTGAGATACGCTGTCTGATGTGCGACACGGAGTACACGCCGCTTGCGTATAGTAAGGATAAGCTGGACGGTAAGCTGGCTCACTTGTTTCTTGCCGATGAAGTCGGGGCTATGGACGGCTATCCGGTTGAAGCAATGCGTTCCTCGCAGATTACGCTTAAGAGCAAGCTCGGAATACTGATTTCCACACAGTACCCGAATGATGATAACGGCTTAAAGGACGAAATCGACATAGCCAAGAAACAGCTTGACGGGGTGTACAGCTCCGGCAAGAAATATTTTGCATTGCTGTATGAGCCGGACATTGAGCTTGTACCCGACTGGAAGACGAACGACAGCGTGCTGTATCAGTCGAACCCTGTAGCTGTCGATAATGCAGATCTGTTCTCGGAACTGAAAGACAACCGTCAACTTGCCGTGCTGTATGAAAACAAGCGTGAGAACTTCCTCTGCAAGCACTGTAATATTCAGTACAAGGGTGTCGGCAGTGAGGGCTATGTTGACCTTATATCCGTGCAAAACTGCTCAGAAGAAGTGCCGGACGAGTTCTGGAGGGGGAAGATAGTCTATCTCGGACTTGACCTCTCACAGACTGAGGATAACACAGCGCTCGCTATGATATGCTATCACGAGGGCAAGATATATGTTAAGGTGGTAGCGTTTGTTCCTGCCGAAAAGGTTGAAGAAAAATCGGTAAAGGAACACGTTAATTACAAGACGCATATCGCAAACGGTGATTGCTTTGCGTGCGGCGATTACATCATAGATTACGGCTTTGTTGAGAATTACATACTGACGCTGAAAGAAAAGTACGGCGTTATAATAGCTCAGCTTGGCTTTGACCGCTGGAACGCACTCTCAACGGTGCAGAAGCTCGAAAGCGCAGAAGATCCGATAGAGTGCGTAGAGATACGACAGCATTCAAGCGTGCTTCATGCTCCGACAAAGTGGCTCAAAGAACAGATACTCACAGGAAATGTCGTTTTCGCAAAGAACGAACTGCTTGAGATAAATTTCAGCAACGCAAGATGTACAGAGGACACAAATTTAAATAAATACGTTAATAAAAAGCGCTCTGCCGGCAAGGTCGATATGGTGGTGTCGCTGATAAATGCGGTGTATCTGCTTCAGCAGGAGATACTCAACGGCGATTGCGGCGTGTTTGTGCAGTATTGACAATATTGTCTGTTCGCGGTATAATGTAGGTAGAAAAGGAGGAAATACTTATGTATTTGAAATTGTTAACTATGGGCGGACAGGCAGCGACAGCGTCCAGTGCATCATTATCCCCGATTTTTTCGGCTGTGCTTATAGGAATAGCGCTAGGTGCCTTCATTTTTTATGGCATTTGTAAAATTGGAATACCTAAGAATGCAGACAGAAACGAGAAATACTATTTGCAGGGGATTTACAGATTTTTAGCGGTAATATGCTTGATTATTGTGATTTCTGCATGTGTAGGTCTGACAATGGCAATATCGATGTTTATTTAATGCAAAAAAGAGAGGTCACTTATGTATTTGAAATTGTTGACTACTGATTCCGCAACCAATATCGTGAATGGCATATTTATTATAATTATGCTGTTTATATTGTGGGCGTGTATAAATTTGTTTTGTTATTCAATAAAACGTAGCAAACTAAACAAACAGTATATTGAAGAAAGCGGTTACAAGGCTACCGATGAATTGGGTGATCTTAAAGTAGATAAAAATAATTCTGTCTGGTGGGTAAAAAATTATTTTGGTGAGCCTAAAATTCATAACTTCGGCGAAGTGATTGATTATGAACTTGTTGTAAATGACAACACTGTCAAAGGAAAAGGTGCATTTTCAAGAGCTGTTGCAGGTGGATTATTAGCAGGCGGTGTCGGAGCGGTGATTGGAGCATCTACAGCCAAGCGCATAACTGTTGTTACAGCACTGTATATTAACGTGTATCTGAAAGACGGCACACTTGAAAGAATAAACTTCATTAACACCGCAACTAAAGCAGATTCTTTTACATATAACACGATGAAGGATTGTGCTGAAAAAGCCAGTGCTTTGTTTACGGCTATGATTGCGGACAATGAAAGCAAAAACGCCGCTCCTGCTCAGGCTATAAGTGCGGCAGATGAGATAGCAAAGTACAAAAAACTGCTTGATGACGGCGCAATAACCGAAGAAGAATACAACGCAGTGAAAAAGCAGACTTTTGAAAATGTTACAAGCGGACTGACTGAATATGATACGTTTTTCACGAAAGTAGCCGGCGTAACGCATAACGGCATACAGCTTATATTGCCAAAATTAAAAAGCGGCTTACCTTTATGTTTTGTCAGAGAAGCAGATAATCCTTATGACGACAATGCTATAAGGGTAGAGTGCAACGGCAGAAAAATCGGATATTTGCGAGCTGAGCTGGCGGCTGATTTAGCGCCTATTGTAGATAATGGCGGTGCGATAACAGGCACTATTGCAAAAATAACGGGCGGCGACGGCGCATCGTATGGCTGTAATATAGAAATTACAGTATGGACAAAACTTTAAGATTAAGCACATCTGAGAGGGTGTGCTTTTCTTATGCCCAAAACTGAATAAATCATCCACTCCGAAAGGGGTGGATTTTTTATACCAAATTTTCTGAAAGGAGCGATAAAATGTCCGATGATTTATTTACTCTTGATCTGTCCGGAATGGACCTTAAAGATCTCATTCAAGTAGTAAACGAAATGGATAGCAAGCTGAACAGCAAGATTATCCCCGGAATTCTTGAAGAAGTCGGCGATGAGCTGATAAACGAAGAACGGCGAATGCTGCAGGGCAGGTCAAACAAAGACGGCTCTCCGACAAAGCTCAGCGGTCTGTTGTCAAAGCAGATAACGAAAACAGGCAAGCTGTACAAGGTAAAAGCCGGATATGACACAGCCGCAATAAAAGCGCACCCTGAAAGCGTGATTATCGAGTTTGGAAGACCGGGCAAGAAAAGCCGCAAGAAAGGCGGCAGGGATAAGCTCGGCAGAAAAATAGGCGCTGTGCAGTCATACTCGCACATCAGAGCGGCGCTTATATCAAAGAAGAAAGCAATCACGGAACTTGCGGAAAACCGCTTCCGTGACGAAATAGAAGAACTGTGGGAAAAAGGAGGTAAAAAATAATGGCACAGGAACTTACTGCGAATTTCGGGGCAAACAGTACAAAATTTTCTAAGGGCGTACAGAAAATAAAAGCACAGCTCACTGAGCTTAACAAAGCCCTTGAGCTCAACAAACAGGCGATCGCGGACACAAACAAAAAAGCTAAGGAGTATCAAAAAGAGCTTGATGAGCTGAAAAAAGCCGAAAAAGAAAACGGCACGGTTACAAAGGAACAAAAAACTCGAATTTCAGAGCTTGAAAAAGCTCTCGATAAAGCACGGACTAAAGCCGCACAGCTTAAAGCTGAGCAGATTGACTTGAAAACCGAGCTTAAAGGAACTACAAGCGAGCTAAAAAATCATAAATCCGGAATATCAAGTGTTTCAACCGAAATGAATAAGTTGAAAACTATGATAACCGGCTTTATAGCGGCTTACGGTGGTAAAAAGCTGTGGGATTTACTCATAGGCTCAAATGCTGAAATGGAGCAGTATACAACCTCGCTTGAAGTTATGCTCGGCTCTGCCGAAAAAGCGTCGGCAATGATAGCGGAAATGCGTGAGTTTGCCGCTAAGACACCGCTTACACTGGATAATGTAATATCCAGCGGTACTATGCTGATGAGCTACGGTGTAGACGAAAGCAACCTTATCGGCACTATGACAAAACTCGGAGATCTCGCAAGCGGTAACGCCGAAAAAATGGACAGAATAACGCTTGCCTACGGTCAGATGCTTGCAAAGGGCAAGGTCACAGGCGAAGAACTAAGGCAGATGACGGAGGCAGGTGTACCGCTTCAGACGGCGCTTGCCGAAAGCATAGGTGTAACCGGTGAAGAGTTCTCGAAAATGGTATCAAAGGGCGAGGTCGGCATAGACGCTCTGAACAAGGCTATAACTGAACTTACAACGGGTGACGGTAAGTTTGCGGGAATGATGGAAAAGCAGTCGCAGACTATGCAGGGTATGCTGAGTACTATGCAGGACAACATAACCGAGTTCTTCCGCAAAATGGGTGAGGGCGCTTTCGGAGAAGTAAAGTCGGCATTGCAAGATGTCAGCGATCAGCTGGCAGAATGGGAACAGGACGGAACGCTTGACGAATGGGCACAGGGAGTAGGCGTTATGCTGAAAAACCTTGTTGCTTTTATGAAGCAGGCTATCTCTGTAGGGCTTGACTTCAAGGAAGCGATAATAGCGGGAGCTGTGGCGCTCGGTACATTTAAAATCGGCATTGGAATAGGTAATGTTATAAGCGCAACAGTTTCAGCGATAAGGAGCTTTACAACTGCGACAAAGGAGGCAACCACAGCGCAGGCGGCTTTTAATGCTGTCGGCGCGGCAAACAAGTATGTGTTTATTGCATCGGTTGTACTGACAGCGATTGCAGGAATAGCGACATATGCAGCTACTACAAATAATGCCGCTCAGTCGACAGAAGAGCTTGCACAAGCGGCTTCTGAGCTGTCTGACGAAGCGCAGAAATCTGCTGAAAAGCTAGAAACTTTAAAAGATATCACATCAAAATATGAGGAAAGTTCGCATAAAATACAAACTGCTGCCGAGAAAACACAAACATTAAAAGACTTGCAGGAACAGTTAAACAGCGTCTACGGCGGAACTAGTCAGGCGATAGATCTTGTCAATGGCAGTTATGAAGAAAATATAAAAAAACTTGAAGAAGCAACACAAGCTGAAATAAAACTTGCAAGAGCAAAGGCACAAGGCACAATTAGCACACTCCAAAAGTTACAAAAAGAAGATTATCAGACAGTTGCAGAGGTAATGCCGGAAGAAATAAATCGTAACGGCACGTTTCGTGAAAAAGCAAACTGGTTTGAAGAATACGTTGATTTTCTGAATAAAACAAATTACAGCGAAAACAACAGTGAGAGCTACAACAAAATCGTTGAACAGTGGGAATTTTACGTTGAAAAAGCAGATGAATTGGACAATGCTCAAAAAGTGCTTTCAGAAACGACGGAAAATAATACACAAAAGACAAACGAGAACAACGCCTCTAAGTATAGCAATGCAAAAGCCACCGAAGAACTTGCCGACAGCACAGCAGACCTTATAAAAAATCTTAACGAGCTGGCTTCCGCCTACGCAGAGCAGGGAAAGAACGGCAATATATCTTATGACACTATGCTGAAGCTGATAGACGCAGGGTATACGCAGTGCATAAGCTTGGACAACGAAACAGGCAAGATAAAGCTGAACACAGAAGCGTACAAGGAGCTTGCAAAGGCAAAGCTAGCTTCACAGATAGCGAAGTACGATGCTAAAATCGCCGAATCAGACGATTATCAGGAAAAGTACGATGAAGCCTTTAAGGCAAATGATGCCGCAGGTATGGCGAAATACTCAAAGCTGCTTATCTCTGCCGAAATAGAGGGCGATACCGATAAGCTCAAGCGTGATGCACTGAAGGCAATGTATGACAACTTTGATACCTATATGGAAGCTGGCAGTTTCAGCGGTTCGGGCAGTTCTTCATCGTCAAGCAGTTCCGATAACGAGTTTAAGAAAGCTTCGGAAGCATACAAGACCGAAGCGGATAAAAAAATTGCCCTTATAAAGCGTGAGCTTGAAGCAAAGAAAGAACTTCGTGACGCTACTATAAAGGCTATTGATGATGAAATCGAAGCCCGCAAGCGTCTGAACGAGGACAACGACCTTGAAAAGCAGATAAATGAAGTCAAGGCTCAGCTGAAATACGGTCAGCTTGACGAGTTCTCCCGTGAGCAGATGGAGAAAAAACTACAGGGGCTGTATGATGATAAAGCGGAAAAGGAATGGCAGAGAAATGCACAGGAGCGCAAAAATGCCGCAAATGCTAAATACGAAAGCGAGCAGAAAAGTTATAACAATCAGATCAGCGCAATCAACGAAAGTCTGAAAACCGTACAGCAGATAATGTCGGCTATGGCTGACGGCTCAAAAACCGTTGAAAGCATAGTCAACAACGACAACACACGAAATAACACAGCAAATGTCAATCTTATCGGTACGGCTCTGACAATGGCTCAGATAACAAAAGCGGTCAAAGACGCGCTGATGGACGATATTGTAATCAGATAGGAGGTAATAGTATGGAAAAAATAACATTTTCAACCGTTCTCGGCACTGCAGTGACTATCGATGATGTTAATACATCGTCTGATGCCGACGGATACATACCGCTTCACCTGCTTAGCTTTGAGGGAAATGCGCTCGGATATAAGCACGACAGCTCCGAGCGTGTAGGCTTTGACGGTGCGGGATTTTACGGCGCAAAAGCGAATATCCGTACTATCACCGCAGAAATCGCTTTGCTTCCTCGCAGCGGAAAGCCGGCTACGATGTATGAACTTCGCAGAAAACTCCTGCGGTACTTTCCCGCCGGCGTTGAAGGTACGCTGAAATACACGAACAGCGCCGGCAAGACATATCAGATCGAGGGTGTTGTCAGTGAGTTGCCTGCAGTAGAACGGCAGGTAGGAGTGCTGTGCACGGCAAAGGTATCAATATTATCTTATGTGCCATTCTGGCGCGTAAAAGCCGATGACGTAGAATTAACTGCCGACGCGGGAGCAACGCAGGATATCAGTTTTACCGCCGGTACAGAAGAAAAGATACCTGCTATGCTAAATGTTTCGGCAACCGTACTGATGTCGGGAACTGACACGCATTCAGCTATAATTACGCTGAGCGGTCAGGATAAAGCGATACCGTACAGCTATATGAGTATTACCGGGAAAGAGCCACAGCGTGGAAGCAAAACGATAACCGGAGAACTTCAACTGACAAAATATCTGAGCACAAGCGAAACGGTAAATATCGACTGGGGACTGCTCGGCAAGGTATATATTCCTTCCACTCAGCGAGCATTTATCGATCTGGTAAAATCGACATCTCAATATGTATACCCGGGATATAACACGTTAACGATAAAAAATAACGCAACAGCGGGCACGATTAAAGCAAAACTGGTGCGTTTTGATTATGTAAGGAGCGTCTGATGATCGTAAGAGTATACAATTTTTTGTCGGAAGAAAAACCGAAATTTTCACAGAACCTTGTCGGTATCGTATCAGATGTCACAAACTTTAAGTACACTCGCAGAGCGTATGACATTGGAAGTTTTGAGATGACGATACCTACACACGCTGATGAAACCGACTGCATACAACCGGATCGAATGCTGATAGTCGGCGAAAAAATAAAGCAGACATACATAGACGGTGATCCTACGAAACGTATTGTAGTCGGCACGTTTTTGTATGTTACCGAAGTTGAGAAAAAAGACGATACGATAACGGTTACGGGGTATGACTTGAAGTATCTGTTTGCACTCCGTGTCACGCTTTTTCCAAAAGAAGAGCAGGACAAGGGGACATATGGCTATTATGTCACGAGCGGCACTACATTTTCGTGCATCTCGGACATCATTAACTACAATATCGTAAACACTACAGACAGCGACAGACAGATATATGGTATGTTTGGGATAACGATGCCGGTTAATCAGATTAACACAGACCCGCCGCTGACGGGTATTCAGGACGATCGCTATATGACGCGTCTTGAACCTGTCAGCACGGCAATTTTTAATCTGCTGAAAAACTGCAAGACACATTTTTATGACATGCGCCTGATTATTGACGATAACGCAGAAGACGGCGACAGTTATAATCCGCATATGGAATCTAGCGAAGATAAACCTACTATCATCATAGACGAGAGCAGGTATAATATCAAGAACTATACACGCAAGGACGGAACATCGGCATACAAAAACGCTATATATGCAGTTGTCGGCAGCGGCGACGCTGTTACGGTGAAGTGCGTAAAGCGTCCCGACGATACCGCAAGCGGCGTAAAACGTAAGGAAGTAGTGTTAGATGTCGATACTGACAGCGTATCCGAAATAGACAGATACGCACTAAAGGCGGCGGAAGAATATGTTATATCTGACGACTTTGAGATAGAACCACTGTTTATGGATGACGAAGCCGAACCTGAGCTAGCACAGAAGGTATCTATCCGCATAGATGGCATTGAATACAATACCGTAATAACCGAGATCACGGACGAGTACGCAAATGGCAAGCACTCGCAAAGCTATGTATGCGGCGACAAAAAGCTGAAAGTGCTTAATGTACTGAACAAGGCAACAGCAGGAAATACGCAGAAGATCGTTAATAATAAGATTGCTGCGGGCACAAAAGAAGGCGTTGGCAGAGCTTGCGGAGAAAATGGAACATCGGAAATATTCAACGACTATGAAAATAATACTGCTCCGTCGGCGCAATACGCTCACGCGGAAGGATATAAATCAACAGCAAGCGGAAATTACTCGCACGCAGGAGGCAAAGACTGTATAGCAAGCGGAGGGCGTTCATTCGCACACGGAAACGAGTGTGTCGCAAGTGGTGATTGTTCGGTTGCGTTAGGAGGCCGATGCAAAGCGGGCGATAGCTGTTTTGCTTTTGGAATAGAAAACTCAGCGAAGAATAGTAGCTATGCATTTGGTGAATATAACAGTGCCATAAATAACAGTTTCGCTTTTGGATATCATCTTATATCAAACTTGGGCTGCTTTGCAGTTGGAAGATATAACACTGAAAATACTTACGCTATTTTTGCTGTAGGATATGGTAGTGAAAGCAAAAGGAGAGATGCTCTTTGGTTAGGCAGAGACGGAGTACTTCATGTGGAGGGTGGGGTTACGACCGGAGGAGGGTTTGATTTTTCAAATTCTATTGCTTCAGCAGACACTTTGGGGGTTGTTAAAGTTGGCAGTCACTTAAGTATAACTGAAGATGGAAAGCTTTCGGTTTCGGATATGCCGGGTATTGCCTCTGCTTCAAAGGCAGGAATTATTAAAGTTGGTAATGACCTTGAAATTTCGGAAGATGGTACATTATCAGTAGTAAAAGGTGGCACGCTTCCCCCCGCTACTCAAACTACGCTTGGCGGCGTAATAGTCGGACAAGGTTTTTCAGTGAGTGACAACGGTTTTTTAACGCCGCTTCTGAGCCATAGTCTTACAATTAACAAATGGCATCAAATTGATGTTTACGGAGCTAGCAATACAAGCGCAGGTATTGTGAAAATCGGAAGCGGCATCACAGCGGATTATCAAAGGAACGAAGACACGGGTATGTTAATTACCAAAATATCGGTACAACCGGCTACCTCGCAAGAAGCAGGTATAGTAAAAGTAGGAGAAGGACTTAGCATAGAAGCAGACGGAACGCTTAACGCGGACATTTATCCTCCCGCTTCATTGTTCTTAAGCGGAGCATCAAAAATGATGCTGCATAAATATATTCCGGTAGAATCAAAGAAACAGGGATATTATTACGGCAGCGTAGCATCTGATATTATCTGTGATACAGTTAAATATTGCTCTAGCGTTCCGGAATTTCCCGAAAGTTATATTGTTATTCCAAATTGGTATTCAAGCGCTTCTGCGTCTGCAACAGTAACCAGTAATGCGGCGTTTGAATTAACGAAACCGACTATTAACAACGACGAGAGCACTTTTACTGTTAAAGTAGTGTGCAAAGAACTAAATTTTTCGTCAAGTGTTTACAGTGCTACAAATTTTTATAATACAACCATATATCTCAAATGGAACAATATAAAAGAGCCGACAGACAAATTTCCAAACGGATATATTACTTGCGATGTCCGTTTATACTATTGCGACACATCAGGCACGCCACAAGATAGGCGTGTGAGGTCAGGATGTATCCCGTTTGCGAGCAAGGCAGAATATAATGCGGCTATTTGCTTAACCGCAACCGAACTTCCGACATTTGATCTATCGGAAGAAAATTATACGCTACTAGTTCCAAACAGTCTATGTTTGCTATCCGGTGAATTACCGAGTACAAAATTGGCTGAAGAAGGCGTAATATACTTAATTCCTAACGAAAATAACACAGCATTTAAGCAGTATATGTGGAATGGCACTGAATATAAGTATGTTGGCGAAACCGATCACAAAGCGGATCTTTCTGAATATCTGAAATCAACCGACATATCCGCCTGGGCGAAAGCTGCAACAAAACCTACATACACTGCAAAAGAGGTCGGCGCAGCGACTGCGGCGGATATCACGGCACAGGTTAACGCAGTCAGCATAGGCGGCAGGAATATTATCACGGGAACGGCTGAAGCGGTTATCGGCTACGGCGGTCACAGCAAGGGTCACTGGCGAA